CCTCGTCCTGGAGGTCGATGCCCAGCTCAAGAGCCTTCTGCTTGAACGGCCACATCCGCTCCTCGAGCGCGAGCTGGTCTTGAGTCTGCTCGACAGTGTCGCCCTGCTTCGCTGCCTGCTGGTCGAGCAGGTGAGTCTGGTCGATCTGGACCTTCTTCATAGCGAGCTGCATGTCGCCGATCAGCTTCGTCTTGTTGGCCAGGTCCACGGCAGCTTCGACAGCCTTCTCCTGCTCCGGCGTCAGGGCCTTGATGTTGGCCAGCACGCCGTCGGCCAGGATCTTCTGGAGCTCCAGCTTCTTGTTGTACTTCTCAGCCTCGCCCGGCAGCATCGCGGCCACCTTGCCCTCGTTCTGCAGAGTCATCCAGAACGCCTGCTCGTTCAGCTTCCGGGTCTCCTCGATCTTGACCTGGTTTTCGGCCGCCCGGGTGGCGTCGTTGGTGGCGTCACCGACCTTGCGCCAGGCGAAGTGGACGTGGTCGACCTCCCAAAACAGCTGCTTGATCGGGATGTGCGCCTTCTGCGCCGCCTCCCTGACCTGGGCCACGGACTTGCCGGTGATGTCAAGGGCGTGGTCGCTCTCGTGGTCACTGGTGCCCGGCTTCGCTGCCACGTTAGCGAACGGGCCGCGACCCTCGCGGTAGGCGATGTAGGCGTCGTAGAGCTGCTTCTGCTTCTCGTACGACCGATGCCCGCTGGTGAAGTTGGCGCCAGACCCGATGGCGTCCTTGACCTCGCTGATGCTGAAGTCCTTGGTCTCGTAGTCGTAGTTGTGGCGCGACCGCTGCTGGGACTTCCGGTAGTTCTCCTCCTCGATGTGCTGCTGGTCGCGGAGGGCAGTCACCTGCTTCGTCAGCTGGTCGGTCACCAGGGACTGGGCCTTGGCGGTGTCACCGGCGGCCCGTGCCTGCTGCGCCTGGAAGGTCAGGGTTCGGGTGACGAGCATCACCTGCTGGTCGTACCGGTCCTTGATCTTGTCCAGCTGGCTGAGGCTGGCCTTCTCAGCGGTGACGATCGCCTGGAACCGGTCGATCTGGGTCTGGCTGACGTTGATGTCGACCTGCGACCGATCGAGCTCGGTCTGGGCAGCGTTGATCCGGCCACGGGCAGCGTCGGCTGCCACGAGACGGGGATCCACGTGGCCCTTGGTCTCAGCGCCGATGGCCAGGGCGTTGTTGCGCTCGAGCTCAGCCTTCGCAGCGTTCAGCGTCTCCTGAGCCTCCTTGTGCCGGTTCTCAGCAATCAGGAGGGCGCCGCGGGCAGCGTCGAGCGACAGCTCGTTCGACGTCTTCAGGTGGTTCTGGTACTCCTCGTAGGCCTTGGACAGCTTGCGGATCGTCGACTCAACGCCGTCAAGCGTCTGGTCGAACATCTTCTGGGCCTCGTCGGCGATCCGGGTCTTCTCGGCCTGCTCGTGGAGCTTGTCGTTCGCTGCAGCCAGCGCGTCGTGCTCCTTCATCAGGTGCTCGATCAGCTTGGCGATCAGGACGGTGCCGGCGATGATGGCCAGGCCCCATACACCAGACATGATCTCGCCGACCTTGCCAAGCGCCGGCCCCATGAACGCTGCCGCCTCAGCCACGCGGCCGATCTGCATGGCGAAGATCTGGAGCGGCTGGGCGCCCGCGGCGAACTGGTCAGAGCCAGCCCGGACCACGTGCATCATCTCCATCTGGGCGATGCGAGTGTTGCCGGTCTTTCGGCCCAGGTCGGCGTACGCCTGGCCGAGCTCATTGGCCGACCGCTTGATGGCGTCGAAGTCGCCGGACTTGATGGCGGCCGACGCGTTGGACAGACGAGCCATGGCAGCAGCCGCCTCGTCGAGCTTGGATCCAGCGCCAGCGAACCCGTTGCCGAGCTGCTCACCGGCCTTCGCACCAGACGCTCCAGCCTGCTCGGCTGCCTGCTTGATGTGATCCAGGCTGCGTACGGTTGCGGCCTCGCCGGCTGAAGCGCCGGTCGAGTCGATAACTACGCCAATGCCATGGGTTTCGTCCATCAGCCTCTCACTTCGGTGCTGGCTTCGGCTTACTCGCTTCGATCTTCTCGTTAACTAGGCGAAGATACTCCGAGTCGACCTTGTGCAGCACATCCCACATGAACTCCTTGGCGTCCGGGTCGAGCTCCATGTCGTCCGCTAGCCACATAGCTTCACGGTACGAGATGGGGCCCAGCCCGTAGCCTCGTTGCCGGGTCGTGTTGAGCTTGTCGAAAGCCCGCCACAACCAGACGTTGTCGCCCTCGATGTGGGGTTGATTACGGAGAGGGAGAGGGGTCTCCCCAGTTACTTCTTCGTGCCGCTCGAACGCGTCGATGAAGTCTCCGTATCTGAGTCCCCACTCGAGGACGTTGACGAGTTTCCCACCGCGCCCTCGACGAGATCCTTGCGGAATGTTTCGTAGCTTGTGGCTGCGGTGATAACGTCTTCCATGAACTCGGGACGAGTATCGAAGACTTCGAGCGCGAGCTCGGGGCTGAACTCAGGGGCATCGCCGCCCGACCAGCCAACGATAACAGCGTGGGCAAGCACGTGCTTCGTGAGCTCAGCTGACTGGTCTCGATTGAGCTCCTTGTTCCGCATACCGATCTTCATCTGCTGGAGCTTCTGGCTGCGGACGAGATCGACCTTCTTGCTGGTCAGGTGGCGGATGGTGACGATGAAGCCATCACCGAAGTCGACGGGTGCGCCTTCCTCGATCAGCTTCTTGTCAACCAGCGCGTAGCGGCTATCGAAAAATGTGAGATCTTTTGCCATGTGTTCCTCTGTCGGTGAGTTGTCGGTTCGGGCAGTCTTTGGAGCCAGGACCCGCCGACATCGGATCCTGGCTCCGCATCAACCTGGGCTTCAAACGGGAGTAAGAAGCCCAGATTAAATCGTTTAGACGCGAGTGACCTGAAGGTCAGTCACCACGCCAGCAGTTGGGTCGTACAACGCACGGCCAGTCAGCGACTGGAGCAGGTCGGCGTTGTTGCCTGTGGCCTGCACGTCAGCCGTCCGATAGCGCATGCGCGGCAGGCGGAACGAGTAGCTGTTCGTGCCGTCGCCGATCGTGAGCGTCAGGTTCTTGTTGCCGCGGGTCGTGAACGAGTCCATCTGCTCCCAGCTCTCGAAGTACGCATCGAACGACATGGTGATTTCACGCATGCCGTAGGCGATATCGTACGCGGCGAGCTGACCGTGACCCTGCTGGTAGCGGCAGTTGTTGTTAATCCCGAGGTTGAAGCTTCGGATGATGAGCGGCGTGGTGTCGCCCGTGATCGTGAACGCCGAGATGTCGACGAGGCTCATGATCCGGTTGTCAGCCGGCTCCGTGACGGAGCCCGTGCCGATAACGCTCGTGGTGCTCTGGATCCCGGACAGCGACATCACGTCGACCGAACCGGTGACGCGGCCCCCGACCGAGCCGCTCAGGGTCAGGCCGGCGTAGCGGCTGCCCGGGAACTTCATGTACTTGGTCGTGCCGCCACCGAGGAAGCTCTTCTCGATGGTGAATGACCGCTTGACCGTGCCGCCCTTGACCACGTTCGTGGTCCAGGTGCCGCGCATGACGGCCTCTAGGATGGAGTCGAAGGCCGCCGACTTGGCGAACTCGATCGGGAAGGAACCCCCGCCCTCGCTGGCCACGGCGACCAGGTCTGAGAGTGAGTAGTTCGGGTTGATTTCAGCAGCTTCATCGTACGTGACGCGAGGACCCATGGTCTCGCCGTCGACGCGGATGCGGTCCATGACCGGGTTGGCAGGCGTGACGCCGAGGGTGGCCTCGACGACGTGCTTGAGGATCAGGTCGTTTGACGTTCCGAAGGCGTTCGGCATGATGGTCTCCTAGGAAATCAGATCAGCACGGAATGGCACCGACACCACCTGACAATAGCGCTCCGCCTCCGGTCGTTCGAACGATGACGGCTCACCAATGTAGATGAGCGGGTCTGGGCTGTTGGCTGCGACCATGGCATCCCGCCAGATCTGTTCCACTTCCGTGGTCAATTCGTTGAGAGCACCGTCGCCGATGCCGCGCTCATCGAAGAGTTCCACGAACACCCGGCCGACGCGCGTCCTGCGCTTCGTCGCGGTTCCGACACCCGTCACGGCTGCGTCGCCGGTCTGGATGGAGAGCCGCTGGTACCGTTCGTCGACGCCTTTGTCTGACGTCTCGTTCGCTACCACCAGGTCGAGTGCTTGCAGGGCGGAGCTTCCAGCCGCCACCTTTTCCCGGTACCACTCCCGAAGGAGGGTCCTGAGTCCTAGGAGGTCCATCGGCTCACCTCAACCCGGCAGTCACTCGATCGAGGGTCAACCGTACCATCCCGGCAGGTGATTGCCTCGAGTGACCCTTTTCCAGCGGGACGATATACGGCAAGTTGTTCGTGATGTAAATGGCCCCGTAGGCGGAGAGCGCCTGGATGCGCGTGGAGCCCTCGCTGATGGTCACGCCGCCACCTGGATCCCTCTTGGCCCAGTCGTACTCGACCGCCGGTGCGACTAGCGTGACGAACCAGTTGCCCTTGGCCCGGCCGGTGTCCACCGGCGTCATGACCACGATCCCCTCGAGAACGTCGAAGGCCAGCTTCTTCTGGTAGGTCAGGACGTGCTGACGAAGCCGCTGCCTCGTAGCCTCGGGATCGATGTTGATGTTGAACTTGAGCATTCATGCCCGCTTCGTCCCGAGGAACACGACCATCATGCGGTTGCCCTCTGGGTTGACGGCCTTGGTGCTCAGGATCTCCATGGTGTTGCCGGCGTGGATGATCTGGTGGCCGGTCTCAACCTTGTCCACCGGGAACTTGGCCACGTAGGCCACGTCACCCTCAAGGTTCATCATCTTGATCATCTCTTCGTCGTGGAGCTGGACCGCCAGACCAGGCGTGTCAGAGTTTGTCACGACCGACTTGCCGTCAGCACCCGGCTTGCCCTTGGTCACCTTCCGGTGGGTGGCGGGCGTACCGAACTTGTTCATCAGGCTGGTGGCCAGCCCGAACATGCGGTTGTAGAAGTCGACGTCAGCCACGAAGCACCCGCGCCTGCTCGATCCACCCAGGCTTGTGGATATAGCGGCTCAGCATGGCGTCGATGATCGAGCCGGTCTTGCCGGTCTGGTCAGCCTTGGTCGAGGAGACCTCGTAGTGGGTCTCGGTCTCGCCGACACCTTGCAGCTGCTCACGGCTGTACGTGACCAGCGACTCGCCGAACGTGGAGCCGAGCGGACCGTTGACGGCAGCCTCGCGGGCGAGAAGGATCTGGGCCTGCTTGAAGGCCAGCGGCACATAGCCATACACGTCCGTCGGCAGGAGCATCCCCTGGTCGTCGACCAGGAACTCGCCTCGAGGGACGTAGAAACTGTTGAGGTAGTCGGCCCCCTGGATCAGGAAGCCTTCCTTGTCTGGGGTCGTGGCTCCAGGGCCGGCCCAGTCAGAAATGTTACGATCGGCGAAGAAGGCGTCGGCGTCGGCTACGCTAGCGTAGCTGTTGGCACCAACGACCCCTGTCCCGTCTTCAAGGACTAGTGGCATCGGTCACCTCATTCTAGATCCAGGGGCCGAAGCCCCTGGATCCGTTGCCTTACTTCTTTTCGGGCTCCGCCGTGGGCAGGACGATCTCGTCCCACTCTTCCTGCAGATCCTTGGCATACGCGTTGAACGTGTAGTCCGGGATCCGAGCAACGAAGCCGTCGGCCTTGCGCTTGTACATCTTGCCCGGCAGGTCGCTATCATCGACCAGCCCAGCTTCAGACAGCTCCCTAGCCTTGGCCTCGGACACCTTCGAAAGATCCTGAGGGATCTTGATGTCCGACGTCAGCTCAGCAAGCTTGCGCGCAGCTTCAGGCGTATGAGGCAGCTGATTAAGGTCCTCCGGCTTCTTGGCCTCGTCCACCGAAGTGATGGCCTTTTCAGGATCGACGTCGGCCGGCTGGACAGCCACGACCGGCGCCGAGGGTTCGGCAGCCGTGTCGCGGTCGTCAGCCATTCGCCTTCTCCGCACGGGCCTCAACGATCTTGGCCTTCATGCCTTCGACCGAGGTGGCACGTCCGAGGTCGATCTCTTCGTCCTCGGCGATCTTGGTGAGGGCCGCCTCGTCAGCGTCCGCGAGATCGGCGTTGGCATCGGTTTCACCCGAGCCCTCGTCGTCCGAGGACGGCTGCTCAGCGGTCGACTTCGGTGCACCGTTCGGCGCATCGACCTTGTCAGCGAAGGTGTCAGTGATCTTGTTGATGATCGTCTGACGCTTCGCGTTCTTCGGCACGGTGAGTCCGAGAGCTGCAGCGACGCCGCCGAGCTGCTCGTCGTTCATCCGGTCGAGGTCGAGGCCGTTGACCGTCGGCAGCACGTTGGACGTGCGGAGACCGATGCGGTCGGCAACGTAGCCACCGGTCGTGCCGTCACCCATGAGGTCACGGTCGGTCCGGCGGTCACCAGCCTGGGCACCAGCGTGCTGGTCAAGGTCAAGGCTGTGCTCCAGCTCCTCGCGGGTGGAGTCGGCCCGAACCTCGAGACCACGCTCGATCGCCTCAGCCTTCAGCTGGTCCATGCTCATGCCAGCCTTGGCATCATCAAGGCCGCCGATGGCGGAGCTGAAGTCGAAGTCGACCAGGTCCTCGTCGTCCTCGGGCAGCTGGACCGGGATGATCCGATCCGTGTCCTGGAACGTGGCGACCAGCTCGGTGCCCTGCTGCTTGAACGCAGCGGCTTCCGCGGGCTTCAGCGCGACCAGGATCCGGTCAGCCGGCTCCTTCTCACGACGGAAGTGCTGGAGGCTACGAAGACCAACCTGGTGACCAGCCGCTCGGGTTTCATCCGAGAAGCGGGTCATTGCTGCGATCGCCACTGCTGACGTTGCAGCCTGGAAGATCAGAACGCGCATGTTCTTGTCCTTTCTCTCAAGCTAGCCGTTAGCGGGTGAGGATCCGCACGCCGGGGAGGTTCTTGATGTCGCTCGTGACGTTCAGCCAGTTGGCCGAGGTCGCCACGGCAGCAGCCGTCGGGTTGACGCCGCCGCCCGCCTGGTCCCAGGCCATGCCGAGGATCCGCGCGGAGTAGGCGAACTCAGCCTGGTACCGGTAGATGATGTTCTCGAAGCCGGACAGCTTCTCGAAGATCAGCTCACGGTCCTCCGACTCGGTCAGCGCGACCGCGTCATCAACCAGGCCGAGGGTGACGTACTGGTCGATGCCAGCGCCGCCGCCGTTCGGGATCACGAGGCTCGGCGAGTCGGTGACCAGGACCGGAAGGCCCAGGGTGCCGATCGTGCCCTCGTAGATCGTGGTGCCGGCGACCGAGTCAAGGTTCATGCCGAGCTGCGTGCCCACCAGCGAGTGGAAGACGCTCGAGTGCATGACCCAGAGACGGATGCGATTGAACGCATCGCCGAACTTGGATCGTGCGGTGGCGAGGTTCGCCAACGTCATGGCAGCACCACCGGCAGCAACGTTGACCGAAGCGATGCCGGCCAGAGCAGCGTTGACAGCGGCGATCGCCGTGTTGACCTGCTCGGCTGACTCGTCGGCGGCTGCAGCCTGGCCGATGATGTAGCTCATCTCCTGGGGATCTTCGCCGATCTTCTTGAACGCGTCGGCGGTCTGCGCGATCGGGCCGTGGCGGCGGTTCAGCTTGACGGCCGTGAATTCGCCCATCTGAAGCTTGTTGTCCGCGACCGCAGCAACGCTCGTGATGTCACGACGCTGGGCGGTGCCGGCGAGTCGCTTGATGAACGACTCCGACTCGAAGTCACCAAGCATTGCCTGGGTGACGAGGGTGATGGCGCCATTCGAGGCCGCATTGAACGCGTCGACGTTCTGCTGCTGAACTTCGAAATAACCGCCGTAGTACTGGTCATTGTAGATCTTGAAATCGGTCTTCGTACCAGCAGCCATGGTGGCCTCCTGCTAAAAGATTGTCCGTTTAGCCTGCATTCTCCAGGCGGGACTCGTCCTGAACCCGCTGGTTGAACGCCTCCAGACCGATCTCACCGATCAGCTTGGATTTGTCCTTGCGACTCATCTGCGACAACTTCTTCTGTTCGCCACCAGGCCCACGAGGACGAGGTGCTGGACGCTCGTCTCCGCCGGTACCTTCCACGCCGTCGCCCTCGAACAACCTCGAGAACTTGTCGTGCTTCTTCATCTCACCAACCAGCTGCCCGATCTGCATGGGGTTGCCCTGGCTGTCACCGATCCGAACGTTGCCGGCAGTATCAACCACCTTGACCTTCGGCCGGATAGTCCCGGCTTCCTCATCCTCGTCCAGCTCCAGCTGAATGCTGGGCAGAACGTGGGGCAGCAGCAAGTCTGGATCGCCGCCTTCAGACACGATGGCCTTTAGAGCTGCGTCCTGGACCAGGGTCGATCGAAGCAGGGCATCCCGCGCCTGGATCTTCTTGTCTCGACCGGCAAGTTCAGATGCGTGGCGCTCATTGAGTTGTCCCAACTGAGCATTGACCTTCTCTTCCACGAGTCGGTCCACATCCTTCTTCGGATCTAGCGTGCCCAGCTCATCAACCTTCGCCAGAGCTTCCTTGGCCTTCACCGGGTCGATCCCTTCGAAAGCCTTGAGCTTCTGCTTGTCCTGGCTGTGTTGCGTCCTCTCGGCTGAGAGAGCGTTCTTCAGCCCGTCCACGTTCTCGAGGCCGAACCCGTTGGTGGGCTCCACATCGAGGACGAATTGGTTCTCAGCCCCTTCCTCAGCCGTCCCGGCTCGGTAGAGAGAACGAATGTTCTCAGCTGCGTCTTCCAACTTCGCGATGATTGCTTTGATGGCCACTGCCTATCTCCGTCGGTAACCCCCTCCTGGGGCAAGAAGGACCGCATCCCGCCGGCCCAACGCTTGAGCCCGACACCAACGCCACCCACCTGAGTGGCACGGGTACCAGGTTCAATGGTCGGAGGTAGTACCCCGAAGCGCGGGTGATTGTAAACAGCCCAAAAGCTAGAACGCGTCAGGGTGACGCTGGCGAAGCTCATCTAGGCTGAAGGCCCGGCCGGTGCGCTCGTTGACAAACTGGTCCACGGTCAGGGCGCCTTTGCGGAACAAGATGCCCTTCTCCTGGCCGAGCACCTCGTTCTGGAAGTCGACCGGCTGGCGCTTGAGCCACGTGGCGTACGTGACTGACGCCGGGACCTGGCCGTTCATGCTGGCACGGGTGCCCTCCGGCGCGTCCTTGAGATTAAGCCCCAGCTCCTGCCAGCTCTTGACGACCGGGATCATGGTCGATCGGCAGTTCGGATGAGCCGGCGGTCGCGGCCCGGCGCCGATCTGGTAGAGCTTGCCGTCGCGACTGATGCAGATGAGGCTGGTTCGCATGTCCAGCGTCGCGTGCCACTTCAGCGCCTTGATGACGTCGGTGTTGTCCTCGTATACAGCCTCGCGAGCCGTCTGCACCACGTGAGCGATGGCGGTGCGAGCCAGCGCCTCGGCTGACCTGCGCTGCAGGCCGAGGATCAATCCGTCCTGGTACCGTCCCGCCTGGGTGCCACGGATCCGGCGGATGACCTGGTCAACGGTCTCACCCTCGATGACCCCCATGCGAACAGCGCCGGTGATCCGGGTACGCTGGATGGCGGAGTAGTCTCGGAACCACTCGTCCAGGTGTCGGCCCTCAAACGGCCGGTCGTTGATCGCTGCCCAGAGCAAGGCCGGGCTGACGGTGTTAAAGTCCACGGCGACCGGCAGCGTGTCGCGGATCGTGGCCAGCATCCAGCCCTGCTCGTAGTCGGCCAGCGACTGAAGCTGAAACTCGACCGCCTCCTGCAGCTTCTTGGCCGCGTCGTCCGACATGGCCTGGAGATCCTTTAGCAGGTCCTGCAGGCGTTTGACGTTGTACGAGTCCCGGGTCTTGACGTCGGTCATCTTCTTGCCGAGCGTGGCAGACACGTCGTCCATCAGCTCCTGGAGCAGGGGCTGGAGGTCCCTGAGTTGGCCGGTCTTCAGGCGCTCGAGGTAGATCTGGTGGCGGAGGAACTCGTCGACCAGCTCCTCGTTGACGGTCGGGTCCACGTTACGAGGCCGCTAGGCCACCTGCCTGTCGACCAGGAGCTCCACCCTTCGGCGCGCCCCGCGGTGGCGAGCCAGGTGTCGGTCCTGTCGGCGGGATCAGGTCGGGAAGCTCGTCGTCGAGCTCGTTCTGCTCGTCCTTGGCGTCGAAGTCCTCGGGCAGTAGGCTGTTCTGGCGGAGGATCCGCCACAGTGTCGGTCGGCTGATGTCACCAAGCTGGCGGAGGCGAAGCAGCAGGTCCAGGTCCTTGTCGCTGAGGATGTGGGTGAAGTCGAGGCTCATGTCGACCTTGCCCACGCGCTCGAGCGACCCGTCGCCACCGAGGTACTTGTCAGTGTACTGGAGCCCGAGCTCGATCGAGTCCTTGAGGCCGAGCGCCCAGAGCTGGAGCACGCTCGTGGAGTCCTTGGCGTCGATCACGCGACCTGAGGCCGACTCGACGGCCCCTGTCTCGCCCGGCTTGTCGAACTGGGCGCCGAAC